TAAGCCGAACCTGAAGATCATCGTTCGTCACAACAAGATCTCGCTCGGGCGCAAGCTCGCCCATCAGATCATGGATCTGCTGACGGTTACGGCCGAGGAGGTCTACGAGGCCAACGACGAGCGGGGCAGGGTGCATCTGAAGGTTTTCTATCCGAAAGCCTTGCCGATCCAGTTCCCGGCTGCAGCCGGCGATCTCACCGAATGGTCGATCAATTTCCAGACGGCGTTCACCCTGAAGCCTGTCTGAAGACGAAACGAACAGCTCTACGTAAAGCCGCGGCATTAGTCAATCATTATTGATTGACCGATGCCCTTTACTGCCTGTATCATATGGTCAATCAATTTTGACTTTTATCGACGGCCACGTAGAGGAGAAATCACAATGCCTTCGAATACCGAGAACGTGAAGCTGGGTGTTTGCACCGCCACCTTCGACTCTGCCGACCTGGGCTTCACCAAGGGCGGCGTGGAAGTCGAGGTTCAGACCAACACCCACGAGGTTACGGTCGACCAGATGGGCGAAACCCCGATCGACGAAATTATCACCGGCCGCACGGTCCAGGTGACGATTCCGATGGCCGAGACCACGCTCGACAACCTCGCACGCGTCATGCCGGGCTCCACGCTCGTCACCGACGGCTCCTATGCCAGCGGCACCGTGACCTTCTCGACCGGCGCTCCGGTCAACGGCGACAAGGTGACGATCGACGGCCTCGACTTCATCTTCAAGACGGTCCCGACCGGCCCGCGCGACATGGCAATCCCGGCCACGATCGGCGCTGCCGCTCTTGCGCTTGCCGCTGCCGTCAACAACGCCGTTATCGGTGTGCTGGCGACCGCAAACGCTGCCGTCGTCACCCTGACGGCCAGCAACCGCGGCGTCTCGGGCAACCTGACTGTCACCAAGACGGCTGCCACGCCGGCCAACATCACCGCGGTCAACATGGCCGGTGGTGTCGATGCCACGAAGGCGAAGGTCGTTGTCGAAACCGGCACCAACATTTCGCTGCTGAAGCTCGCCAAGAAGCTCGTTCTGCGCCCGAAGGGCAATGTCGACGCCCGCGACGACTTCACTATCTTCAAGGCGATGACCTCCGGCGCCATCCAGTTCGCCTACCAGACGGACCAGGAACGCATCTTCAACGTGGTCTTCAAGGGCTACGCTGACGTCTCCGGTCGTCTTTTTGCCGTCGGCGACGAAACCGCAGCTGCATAACCCTTGCTTTGCTCCGCAAAGTAAATCAAAATTGACTTACCGGGAATTTCTCTCGGTAAGTCTTTTTCGTTTCAGAAGGATGAAAACCCCAACATGCCTGTTGAACCCGTTTATCTCGACCTGGATGCAATTGAATCGCCTGTCGATTTCACCATCAAGCTCAATGGCAAGGAGCATAAGGTCGTCGAAACCAATGTGAGCGACTTCATCACCACGGCCCGCGCAATCGAAAGCCTGTCGATCGGTGCGTCTGTCGAAAAGGAGCTCGAGGTCACGCTGTCGATTATCGGCCGCACCCTTCCGTCCATTCCGGAAGACGAGCTGCGCAAGTTGAAGCTGTCCCAACTCCACAAGATCCGCGACTTCGTGATGACCGCAAACGGCGAGAAGGCCGAAGAGGTCAAGCCAGCCGGCGAGGGTGCCTCGGGAAACGCACCCAAGGCGAGCTAAAGTCCGTCGACTTCGGATTTTACTTCGCCAGGGTGGTCAAGGTCTTTGGCTTCTCGCACGACGAGCTCGTGCGGATGCCGATCAAGCGGTTCTGGTTCTATCACCGGCAGGTCGATCGGATCAGGGCTGAAGAGGATCTCAGGCGGCTGCATCTTCTGGCCGGCGTGACCAGCCAGGAGGGTGTCAAGCAGCTTCAGGAGCGTCTGGACGAGGCACTTGGGCAGATCATGGTCTACCAGCCGGTCATTCAGGCACTCGATGTCAACTCTAGCAACGCAAGCGAGCCAGATCCCGGTTTTGACCGGGGCAAGCTCGAAGGTCTGAGGGCGAGCATCGTGCGCCATGGTCGATAAATCAAAACTGATTTAGTGAGGAACGAATGACTGCAATTAAGGTTGAACTGGAACTTGTAGACGGCTCGTTCACCACGCGCATGCTGCACGCTGGCGAAACGATCGAACAGTTCAACCGGAACGTCGCTCGTTCCTCGCCGGCTCTGCGCGGCATGGCCTCTGACGGCCAGCTGGTTATCCGCTCGATGGAGAAGTCGCAGGAGGCCGGCAAGGGCTTCCTGGCGACCTTGCGCGACGTGTCGATCGTCACCACGGCCGTCTCCGTCGGCTTCAACAAGATTATCAATGTTCAGGATACCTGGGTTGGCGCTGTTATCCGCACCAACGCTGAATTCGAACGTCTGACGCATATGCTGCGCTCGATGTCGAGCGCTGCCGACCCGGTCAAGGATGCGGCCAACCAGGTGCAGAGCCTCGTCGAAATGGCGAAGGACGCTCCCTTCAGCCTCGACAACCTCACCAAGTCGTTCACCAAGCTCAAGGCGACCGGCACCGATCCGATGAACGGCTCGCTGAAGGCTATCCTCGACGGCGTCGCGGCCTTCGGTGGTGATGGTCAGTCGCTCGAGCGCACGGTTCTCGGTATCTCCCAGGCGTCCGGCAAGGGCGTCATTCAGATGGAAGAGCTGCGCCAGCAGATCGGTGAGTCCATGCCGCAGGCGATGACCCTGATGGCTGCCTCCATGGGCGTCTCGATGGCAGCCCTTATCAAGCACATTTCAACCGGCCGTATGGCTGCCGGCCCGGCGCTCGACGCCTTCTATCAGGAGCTTGATCGCTCCTTCGGTGGTTCGGCTTCGCGCATGATGCAGACCTTCACCGGCCAGCTCGCCCGCACCAAGACGGAGTTGCAGGGCTTCGCGCAGATCATCGGCGACGTTGATGCGAGCACCGGCAATGCCAACGAGGGCGGCTTCTTCTATACCGTGACCGAACAGGTCCGCCAGCTGAACCAGGCGCTTGCTTCGCCGGGCGGCCAGATCTTTGCCCAGCAGATCGGCCAGACTCTTGCCTCGGTTGCGACCGGCCTGCAGACGGTCATCGAAAAGGCGATCGAGTTCCGCTCCGCAATCTACAACGCGGCCGAGCTTGCCGCCTGGGTCGTCGGCCTGAAGGTCGCCGCATCCGTCATGTCGTCGGTCGGCGCCGGCTATCAGGCGATGACGCGCGGGATCGACATTATCAAGCTCAAGTTTGCAGACGCAAACACGATGCTCAGCGCGCACCAGGCCGCGCTCCGCAACACTGCTGTCGGGTATGAGAGCGTTGATCGTCTTGCGCGGGCGGCCGCGAGCACCGGCCTTCGTGCAATGGCTTCGGCTGCCATGAGTCTTGTTCCGGCTGCCGGCATCCTCGGCCTGGCTATTTATGAGATCGCCGATGCCTTCGACGTCTTCGGCAATCGCGGCCAGGAAGCCATCAGCACGCTGCGCGAGTTCGGCCAGCTTGCCAAGGATCAGCTTCCGAACGCCCAGAAGGACATCGCCCGGCGCCAGGCCGACCTCGTCAAGGACATGCAGTCGATCAACTCGCAGGTCAAGAACGGCATGTTCCTCGGCTCGAAGGCGTCGAAGGCCTCCCAGGCGGACGCCGAGCGCAAGCGGCTCGAGGATCAATACGACATCGAGAAGCGCCGGGCCGAGCTCGAGCGTGACAGCTTCCTGCTTCAGGAGGCCAGAACCAAGCTCGCCGAGACCGACGCGAAGAACGTGGCCGATCTCCGGCTGCGCGATATGGATCGTGAGGAAGCCGCTGAGCAGCGCGCCTACCAGATCCGCCGTGAAGACATTCAGAAGGAATACGACGCCAAGGTTGCCGCTGCAAAGCAGGCCAAGGGCGACATCGACGCGATCGAAAAGGAACGCGCCGAAGCGCTGATGAACAACGCGGCTGACCTTTACAAGGAACAGCAGGGTCGTCTTCAGCAGGCCGTCAACGAGCTCTGGAAGAGCAACGGCACGGGTCCGATGCAGCTGACCAGCCAGCTTGAGCTGGACGAGATCCTGAAGAAGCTGGACGCGCTGCGCGAAAAGACCTCGGGTCTCAAGATGAACGGCATTCTGCCGGACGTCGGCGTTACCTCGAACTCGGTCAAGCAGCTCGAGAACCTGCAGAAGGTCTTCGATCGCACCAACGAGGACGTGCAGGGTCTTGAGGACAAGCTGCAGGGCGGCAACGAGGAGCTCGGCGAGTTCCTCGCAAAGCTGGCCCGCGGCGCCTATGGCAACATGTCCAGCGAACAGGTCCAGGAACTCTCCGGCAGCATCGAGCTGCTGATGAAGCGGAAGGCCGCCCTCGAGGAAATGGACAAGGGCGCCAACTCGCTGCAAAGCGATATCGAGGCTGCCCGCATCAAGCTGGTCGAAGAGCGTATGGCGCTCGAGGAGAAGGCGCTCGGCCGCGAGCTGACGGAAGGCGAAAAGATCGAGCGCAAGATCAAGTCGGGTGCCTATCCAGGCCTTGGCTCAAACTCGCCGGCTATGCAGGCGCTTCAGGATGCGATCAAGGGACTGACCGTTCAGGGCAGGGTCACTGACGCTCTCGGTCAGTCGGTCGACAAGACCTTCGGCCAGACCGCTGTTACCAAGATCACGACGATGAATGAAGTCCTTGCAAAGACCCTCGGCATTGTCACAGGGATCGGCACTGGCGTTAACGGCATCAGCTTCGACGGAATGGCCCGCGGACTTCAGGATTTCAGCGCAGGCGGCCAGAATGGCCCGCTGAAGGGCATGATGGGCTTCACCGGCATGCCGACGTCCGGCGCCAACCTGATGTCGAAGAACATGAGCACCTTCGGCGACCCGCGCTCGGCCGGCTGGAAGGACGACAACATCACCTCGGTGATGACCAAGGACGGCATGACCGTTCAGGTTCATAAAGCGGCCGCTGATGCCTTCAAGGGCTTCCTCGACGAGTTGATCGGCTCTGGCTACAAGATCAAGTCGCTGGGCGGCTACAACTTGCGCAACAAGGTCAACGGCAAGGGCCTGTCTGAGCACGCCTTTGGCAATGCGATCGACATCAATCCCGGCCAGAACCCTTACGGCAGTAATCTCGTCACCGACATGCCCGCGAACATTCGCGAAATGGCAGCCAAGCACGGCCTCTCCTGGGGCGGCGACTGGAAGTCGATGAAGGATGCGATGCACTTCGAATGGAAGGGCGGCGACGGCACTGGCGAGGCGACCCCTGCCTTCGACATGAACAAGTCGTTCAACCTTCGCAACCCGTTCGAAAACCAGGGTTCGGCCGATCCGAGTGCTGCCTACGCAGAGGGTAACGAATACCTCGAAGCGCGCAACAGGCTGCTTGCGACTGCCGTTGAGGCGACCGGCGAGCTGACGGCGAAGGAAAACCAGCTTAACGACGACCAGAAGGCTCAGCTCGCCAACGACAAGAAGACCGAGCTCGTCCGGCTGATCGACGAGGCTGCAGAGAGCCTTGACGGTTTGGACAAGAACTATCGCGCCGTCTCCAAGCTGATCTCCAGTGGTAAGCTCGGTGGTGGCAAAGGCGAAGAAGCGCTGCAGACCGACCAGGCTAAGGAACTGCTGCGTCTGGCACGAGAGCTGGACACTGCCGAGAAGTCGCGCGCCGACAAGAAGCAGGCATCCGGCAACATCGACAACGCCCAGATCAAGATCAAGGAGCAGGAGCTTCAGCTTCAGCGCCAGATCGAGCAGCTCAAGGCCAAGGCCAAAGACCCGAACGTCAAGCTGGAAAGCGACGGCCTGGTGCAGCTTCGCGCGTCGATGGATGACTACCTGCGCGACGTCGAAACGATCTACGGCAAGGAGTCGACCGCCTATGCGGCCGCCCAGGAGAAGAAGCACCAGGCGCTTGCGATGTTCGGTCAGACCGAGCTGCTGCAGGACGTCTCCAACTCCAACGCCAAGACCCGCGAACTGCAGCGCAGCCTGATGACCGAAACGAATTCGCGTCAGGCGGCCATGCAGCAGGAGCTCGCCGAGGTCGACGCCAAGATCGCCTACTATCGCAACGCCGGTCAGCTCGACGTCCAGGCGACCGAGCAGTTTGAAGCCGAGAAGGCCGCGATCCGTCAGAAGTTTGCCGCGCAAGATCCGATGGCAAAGCAGATGAAGGAGTGGGGCAATCTTCAGGACAACCTCGCCCAGGCTTCGACGCAGTGGACTGATTCCATCGCTGATGGTCTGACCGGTCTTATCTCCGGCACGGGCAGCCTGAAGTCCGCGATGCAGTCGCTTCAGCAGGTCGCCAGCTCGATCATCAATATCTTCATCAAGAAGATGATGTCGGGCATGATGGGCTCGAAGTCGGGTGGCGCGGGTGGTCTGGGCAGCAAGGCGTCCAAGGGTGCGACCACGGCCGGCGCCGGCGCGGGTAAAGCTGGCAAGGCAACCGTCGGCATGGCGCATACCGGTGCGATGCTCGGCCAGGGTGTGTCGATGAGCCGCATGGTCAACCCGGCGATCTTCAAGAACGCCAGGAAGTTCCACTCCGGCGCCAACGCGATCGGTGGTCGTCGCCTGCTGCCGGGTGAGATCCCGATCATCGCCAAGAAGGAAGAGGGCATCTTCACCAAGGAGCAGATGTCGGCAATGGGCGACAAGATGTCCAGCGGCAGTGGTGGAGGTCAGACGATCGCGATCAACGCGCCGGTGACGGTCAACGCCAGTGGTGGCACGCCCGAACAGAACGCTGACCTCGCCAAGCAGATGGGTGCTCAGATGGAGAGCACCATGCGCGGCGTCGTCGTTGACGAGCTGTCGCGCCAGATGCGTCCAGGCAACATGCTTTCTGCAGGAAAGGGTAGATAATGGCACTTCCAACCTTCGAACCGCCCATTCAGCCGTCGCCGGGCATCGGCCGCAAGACCAAATACAATATCCTCGAGGCTGAATTCGGCGAAGGCTACAGCCAGCCGACGCGCGCCGGCATCAATCACCGCAGGCGCGAGCTGTCGATTTCCTGGGAAGTCCTGACCGACGAACAGGCCTGGGCGATCTCCGACTTCCTCGACGAGCGGGGCGGGGATCTCTCGTTCTACTACACCGCGCCGCGTGAGAGCGTGCCGGTAAAGTGGGCCTGCCGGGAGTGGGATGACACCGTCAACACGGATGGCACCCGTAAAATCACCGCAACCTTCGTTCAGTCCAACACGCACGAGGTCTAAATGCCAGGTCCGATCAAAATCTAGGTTGGCAGTCAGTCAATATTGATTTACCATAGGGCTCTTCATTCAGGAGCCCCATGGTTACGATCTATCAGACCGCGCAAAGCCTCAACCCAGGCGAATACGTCTCGCTGTTCCGACTGGACGCCACGTCCGTCGGCGGCGGGATGTTTTATTTTGTCCAGGGCCGGGTCGAGGGCGGCGCGATCGTCCATGACGGCATCGAGTATCAGCCTGCCGACGTCGAGTTCGAAGGCTTCGAGATCTCCGGCCAGGGCGCTCTGCCGACGCCGGTGATCCGCCTTGCCAATTCCGACGGCCTGATCCAGTCGGCCATCAACACCTATGGCGATCTGCTCGGCTGCGAGATCCGACGCATCCGCACCTTCCGGCAGCACCTCGACGATGGTGACGATCCCGATCCGTCGGCGATCTTCGGCCCCGACATCTTCAAGGTCGAGCGCAAGGCATCCGAAAACCCCGTCTATGTCGAGTGGGAGCTGTCGGCTGCGATCGACCAGGAAGGCAAGATGCTGCCCGGTCGCCAGGTCATTCGCGACACCTGCCTGTGGCGCTACCGCGCCTTCAACCGGAACACCGGCATCTTCGATTATTCGAAGGCCCAGTGCCCTTACACCGGCAACCGTTATTTCGACAAGCAGGATCTGCCGACCACGGCCGACAAGGACGAGCCGTCGCGCTCGGTCAACTGCTGCAAGCTTCGCTTCGGCGAAAACAATCCGCTGCCGTTCGGCGGCTTCCCCGGTGTTGGAAGGGTCAGACCATGATTTTCACGGACGCTGTCGTTAGCGCCGCGCAGACGCATGCGCGCCAGGTTTTCCCGCAGGAGAGCTGCGGTGTCGTTGTCGGTGGTCAGTATATGCGCTGCCGCAACGTCGCTGAAGATCCAACCCAGGACTTCGCGATCCATCCGGCCGACTACAAGAACGCCATCCGCACCGGCAAGATGCAGGCGATCATCCATTCGCACCCGAACGGCCCGCTGCACCCCTCCAAGCTCGACATGATCGGTCAGATGAAGTCCGATCTGCCGTGGGCGATCATCCCGCTCGACGAAGAGCGCATGGGTCGCCCGATCATCTGGGGCGACGACGACAATATTCCGCCGCTGCTCGGCCGCGAATTCGTGCCTGGCATCACCGACTGCTTCGGGCTGATCCGTGACGTCTTTCGCCTGGGTAAGGAGGGCTGTGCTGCCCAAGGCGTCGACTGGCCGCTCGCACCGCACCTCATCAGCGAACAGCCGCGCGACGAGGGCTGGTGGGATTCCGACGCGGATCTCTACATCGACGGCATGGCCGGCGAAGGTTTCACCGCGATCCCGGCCTCCGACGTCAGGCCGGGAGACGTCTTCCTCCTGAAGTGGCACGCCGAGAAGTTCAATCACGGTGGCGTGCTGCTGACGCAGGACACGATCGCCCAGCATTTCCCCAAGCGCCTGTCGCGCCGTGAACCGGCCGGCATCTGGGCGCGCCACGCCGAAATGTGGATCCGCTACACGGGAAAACCCAATGCGTAAGATCTACCTGCACGGCGCACTCGGCGCACGCTTCGGTTACGAGTTCGACATGGAAGTTGAAACGGCTGCCGAGGCAGTGCGTGCGCTCTGCGTCAACTTCCGCGGCTTCGAGCAGGCCATGCGCGCCGGCGAGTTTCACGTCGTCCGCGGCAATGACATCGACACCGGTCGCGATCTCGACCTCGAGCTCTGCTCCTCCTACCGGCTCGGCAAGGCGCCGCTGCACATCGCTCCGCATATCGCCGGCTCCAAGCGCGGCGGGCTGCTGAAGGTCGTTCTCGGTGTCGCGCTGGTCGGCGCGGCCTTCCTGTTTTCGGGCGGCGCGCTCGCAGCGCCGATCGCAGGTGGAGCTCTGGGCGGTGTCACCTACGGCAACATGGCAATCCTCGGCGTGGCGCTCGCTGTCGCCGGCGTCAGCCAGATGCTCTCGCCCGAGGAGAAGGATGAGAAGGACGAGGACAGCTACGTCTCGTCCGGGCCAGGCAACACCTACGACCAGGGCGGCGCGCTGCCGCTTGTCTACGGCGACGTGATCACGGGCGGCGCCCTTGTGTCGGCCGGCGTCGATATCGAACAGCTCGGGAACTGACGGATGATCACTGAAGATATGGAACTCATTCGCGGCTCGAAGGGCGGCGGTAAGGGCAAGGGCGGTGGTGGTGGTTCGAATGCGGACAACACGCTGCGCTCGAAGGCGCGCGTGCGCATGGTCGAGATCGTTTCCGAAGGCCCCTGCGTCGGTCTGATTGACAGCCTCGGCAATGTTCTCAGCCAGAGCGTCTACGGCAAGGGCGTGCATTTCGAGCAGACGCCCGTCATCAATGAAAACTCCAGCCGGAATTTTCAGAACGTCATCATCGATCAGCGCCTCGGCTATCCCGACCAGGCGCACCTGACGGGCTTCCCGCAGGTCGAGACGCCGTTTTCGGTCGACACCCAGGTCAAGGCCAACACCGGCCCGGTCGTGCGCACCATCAACGAAGAAAACGCCGACTCGGTGCGCGTCATCATCAAGCTGCCGGCGCTCGTCAAGCAGGACAAGAAGACCGGCAAGCTCGGAACCGCATCGGTCTCCTATGCGATCGACGTGCGCGGCTATCAGGGCTCCTGGCAGCGCGCCCATACCGAGAACCTGGTCAACCAGAAATGCACCTCGGCCGTCCAGCGCGCCCATCGCATCGATCTGCCGCTCGGTGGCCATCCCTGGGATATCCGCGTCGTCCGCCTGACGGCAGACAGCGACAGCGACACGCTCTCCAACGATACCGTCTTCGAAAGCTACACGGTCGTCGTCGAAGGCAAGTTCACCTATCCGAACACCGCTCTTATCGCGATGGAAGTCAACGCCGAGGACATGGGTCAGTCGGTGCCGGCGCGCAACTATCGCTACCGCGGCCTGATCATTTCCGTGCCGTCGAACTACAACCCGATCACCCGCGTCTACACCGGCTTCTGGGATGGCACTTTCAAGCAGGCCTGGACCAACAACCCGGCCTGGATCTTCTACGATCTCCTGACCAATGACCGCTACGGCCTTGGTGAGTTCGTCTCTGCCCAGATCGTCGACAAGTGGTCGCTCTACCAGATCGCCCAGTATTGCGACCAGCAGGTCAAATCGGGCTTCAAGAACGCTGACACCGGCCAGTGGATCTATGAGCCCCGCTATACCTACAACGGCGTCCTGCGGTCGCGTGAGGACGCTTGGCGCGTGCTTCAGCAGATCTCGACGGCCTGGCGCGGCATGGCCTACTGGTCGCTCGGCCAGGTGTTTGCGACGGCTGACATGCCGTCCGATCCGGTCAAGCTGTTCTCGCCGGCCAACGTTGTCGGCGACTTCAACTATGCCGGCACCGCACAGAAGGCCCGTCACACGGTCGCGCTCGTCGGCTACAACAATCCGGACGACTTCTATCGCCCGGACGTTGAGCCTGTTCCGCATGAAGAGGGTCTTCGCCGCTACGGCTGGCGCGAAAAGCAGGTCTCGCTGCAGGGCTGCACGTCGCGCGGCCTGGCGCATCGCTATGGCAAATGGATCCTCGATGTCGAGCAGAACGAGACCGAGACGGTCGACTTCTCCGCATCCTGGGACTCGACCGACGTCCGGCCGGGCGACATCATCGCGATCGCCGATCCTGCCAAGGCGCAGATCCGCCTGGGCGGCCGTCTGAAGGCTGCCGAAGAGACGCAGCTCTGGCTCGACGGTCCTTTCGTGCCGACGCTCGGCGCCACCTACCAGGTCTACGTCACCCTGCCGAACGGCGAGGTGAAGCTCTGCAATGTCGCATCCTTTGCCAACGAGCTGTTTGAGAACGGCGAGAGCATCGGTTACGACCGTATCGTTCTGGCCGACGAGCTCGACGAGCTGCCGCTGGTCAACTCGATGTGGGTCATGCGTGGCACGGATATTCAGCCGCGCCTCTACCGCGTCATCACCATCAAGGAAGACAAGAAGAACATCTTCGCGATCACGGCGCTGTTCCATGATCCGAACAAGTATTTCCGTGTCGAGAATATCGGCGTTCTGCAGCCGACCACCTACACCCGGCCGAACAACGAAAGCCTGCCGGTCGAGAACCTGCAGGTTCATGAAGTCAGCTATCTCGAAAATGGGCTGCCCAAATCGACACTGACGCTCTCTTGGTCGAATCCGCGCGACTTCCTGACGAAGGAATACGAAGTCGCGATGCTCTCGCCCACGAGCGGCTATAACATCGTTGGCACGACGCAGAACAACTCGATCGACATCACCGAGCTGCCGACTGGCGAATACACCTTCTATGTCTACGCGATCAGCTTCTCGTCGGTGCGTTCGCAGCCTGCCGCGCTCGAATACGAGATCGCCGGCTGGGCCGTGGCTGCCTCGCCGACCGTCTCCAACCTGAAGCTCAACGACAGCGAAGACGGCGTCCACTTCTCGGGCTCGACGGCGAACATTTCCTGGTTCAATAACTTCCCGGTCACGACCTCAGTGACGGCCGACGGCGCTACGGTCGCCAATGTTCGCAGCCCTTTCTACGACTTCAACACGATCAAGGTCTGGGATACGACCACGGGCACGCTGCTGCGCACACAGAAGGTCGAGAGCACGATCTACGGCTACACGCTTGAAATGAACGCAGCCGACACCAAGCGCGCGGGACTGGCCGGTCCTACGCGCACGCTGCGCTTCGACGTCACTGTTACCGATACGCTGGCACGCGAGAGCAACCCGGCGACGATCTCCGTTTCGAATCCTGTGCCGGCCGCCTTCAACCCGACCGCCTTTGTCTCCGTTACCAATATTCATCTGAACTGGCCGACGCAGGTCGACACCGATCTCGCCGGCGTGCTGATCTGGGTGGAGACCACGGCCGACTTCGATCCTTACGCGACGACGCCGCGCTATGACGGCACTGGTAGCGCCTACGTGTTCCCTGGCGAGGAGTTGCAGACCTATTATGTCCGCGCTGCCGCCTACGACGCCTTTGGCAAGACCGGGCTCAACATTTCGCCGGCGATGCTCGTCTCGACCACCGGTTTTTTCGAAACCGATCCGCCTGCCGTGCCGACCGGCCTGGCTGTCGCGACCGACTTCGTCGACGGCGTGGCGCGCGTCTCTGCGACCTGGAATGCAAACGCCGAGACTGACGTCGTCGCCTACGACTTTGCAGTCAAGCAGGGCGTCGGCAACTGGGTCGTGCTGCCGGTCGCCGTCAACTCCTGCGAGTTCGACGCTATTGCTGGCTTCGACTACGAGATCAAGGTCCGGGCGCGCGATCGGCTCGGCAATGTGTCGGACTTCTGCGAAGCACTGACGATCAAGGCTGTGGTCGATACCGAGGCGCCGTCGGTGCCGACGGGTGCCAGTGCTATCGGTCTCTTCCGCTCGATCTGGGTGGACTGGGAGCTCTCGCCCGAAACGGACGTCAGTTTTTACGAGGTCGAGGCAACCAAGGGCGGCCTTTCGACCATCTACTTCTGCCAAGCGCCGGCCTTCATTCATTCGTCGCTGACTGTCGGTGACGTCTGGAGCTACCGTGTCCGCGCGGTCGACACGTCCGAAAACAGGAGCGACTGGGGTGATGTAGCGACGGCGACTGCTGGCGCTATCAATCCTGGCGATCTGCCGCCCGACGCGCTGATTTCGAGCTTTGCCCTGATCGACGAGGCGTTCATCGAAAGCGCCCATATCGTCGAGATCGACGCCGGGAAGATCAAGGCCGGTTCGATCCTTTCGGGTAGCGTCATCGTTGCGACCAGCGGCGGGAATATTCCGCTATCCGAAATCGGCGCGAGCGGCGACCCGGCCGACACGATCAACAACGGCACGACCCAGATCGAGCCGGGAATGATCAAGATCTCGAGCGGCGTGTCGCTTGCTGACTGGCGCTATGGTGGCGACACCACCATGATCAACGGCGGGGCGCTGGCTGCCAACTCGGTTCACGCCAACGTGCTGACGATCGGCATGCGCGGTATCACGACCGACGGTCTGAATTTCGAGCACAACAGCCCGACGATCAACAGCGTCGCCTGGACGAGCGGCACCATCCGTTACATCGGTGACGATGGCAATACGGCCAGCAGGGCGATCACGGCCGGCAATGCTGTCTGGACGAGCGGCTTCCTTTATCTCATCTGGGTCAAGGGCGCGAACACGATCACGGCAACGACCGACCCGGCTGTCGCTTTTGGCGCCAACGCGGTCATCCTGGCGCTCTACCTGGGCGGTAAGGATCTGACGGCCAATTACGGCCGCACGACGATCGACGGCTCGAACATCAAGACCGGCACTATCCAGGCAACTGCATTGTCGGTCTCGTCGCTGTCGGCAATCTCAGCCAACATCGGCACGATCACCTCGGGTCTGCTGCAGTCGTCGGACGGCAAGATGCAGGTCGATCTGAACAACAAACGCATTCTGATCGCGGACAATACCTGATGAGCAACCGGCTTATTCTCGGCGCCTTCGACAGCACGTTCGTCCTGCGGGTTTCACGCCCCGGCGCGAATGTGCTCGATCCCGCCTTGCCTGTCGAGAAGTTGGCTTTCGATAGCCGCTGGGCCTCCCTGGCGGTTGTTCACCAGCAAGGCCTGGTCCGGGGCCGGATGGCTCGTGTCGACATGGTCGGGCCGGTCTGGACCTCGAGCTTCATCGTGCCGGCCAACTACCCGAACCTGCCGCTTGTCATCGTCTCCGCACGCCCGGAATGGACCGATCTCGATTGGTCACCTTCGAGCGTCGGCAGCGCATTTGGCGCCTCCTACAATCCGAACACCAGGCAGGTCGAGATCCAAGCGTCCGCGCCTTGGTGGCCGCCGAACGCGAACACAATGTCCTGGGGTTGGTTCCGCTATTTTCTGATGAGGGTGCAATGAGCAATCGAGTTGTATTGGGTCAGCGCGAGCCCGGCGCTTTCGGGCTCTGGATCTCCAAGGCGGGGAAGGATGCGCTGAACTCGAATGTCGCAACGGATTTCCTGTTCAGAAGCGATATGAAGGCGGCGCAGGTCGTGCAGTTCGGCATCATTCCTCAGACGGGCGGCTCGTTTGTCACTACCGACGTCGCCATTCCGAACCTGGGATTTCGACCGCTGGTCGAGATGGAGAGCCTTGGTTGGTATTATATCATCACGCGGTTTCTGTCGAATACCCTCATTCGTTTCCAGGTGGCGCAGAACGGCCCCGATGGCAGCATCGTGCCGAATGTGGCCCCTCAAGGCAGCGCCTCGCAGCGGTATGTCGCGTATCGTGTATGGGGAATTCCTGGCTGATGGCAAACAGAGTTCTTCTCAATGCGAATGGCATGAAGGTCTCGGAGCCCGGCTTCGACGTGCTGACTGCTGGCAATGCCAATTTGCAGTTTTCGTCTGACTGGTCAGCGCTCAGTCTTCTTCTTGCGGGCAGCGTCAGTATTCCAGCAAACGGCTCGCAGACTGTTTTCTTCGGGCGCACCTTCACCCGATTGCCGATTGCTATCGTTCCGTGGAATAATTTCGGTCAGGACAGCAACTATTACTACATGACCCTAAGTGAAATGTGGAGTTCCGCTAATGTAGCGTCGCTGTATAATAACCGGATCGTCTTTAGCAACCCTTATTCGATCCCCTACATCGCCTGGTATTACATCTGGAATTTTGGCTAATGATCATCGAACACACCCCTGAAGGCCTCATCCGTCACATCGTTTTCGATCCCGTCCCACCCGACCTGTTTGAGACGATGGACGCCAATGGGATCGAGTATCGTAACTTTCCGCCGATCATGACGGAAAACGGCACGCAGAACGTCGAGTGCGACCCGATGCTGGACTATATCAACGACGGCCAGATCACACGCCGTCCAGCGATCAACGTGCCCGCGACTGCCCAGCTGACCGTTGGCGAAACCTTCACGTTGACTGGTCTGCCTGATCCGATCGAGGTGATCCTTGACGGTGAGGTGAGCGAGCTGACGGGCGGCACGCTCGAGCTCTCCGCGGACATGCCGGCCGAATACACGCTGGTCCTGGAAAAGTGGCCCTATCAAACCGCTATCTTGAAGGTGACTGTCAATGCTTAGGCTGACCAAGGATCTGACACCGCTGCGCACCGCGGCCGAACAGGAGATTGACGCTACCGCCGAAGCGGTGCGTGGTCTCTTCATCACCTCCGGCTCCGGTCAGTCGATGGTCTATACGCAGAAGGAGAAGGAGGCCGAGCTCGTCACCGCTGATCCCGATGTGAGCCCGGCCGTCGTGCCGCATATCGTGCTCGAGGCGCAGCTGAACGGGCTGACGCTGCTCGACCAGGCCGCGATCGTGCTAACCATGGCGCATCAGTGGCGCGAGCTCTCCAGTCACATCGAGGTCGCGCGCCTGGCTGGGAAAACCCAGGTGAGGGAGGCGCAAACGCCGGCTGCTATCCAGCAAAGCCGCGATACGGCAAAGGAAGTTCTGTCAGGAGTTGCCACGGGATTCGCTCTTGCCTATAATGGTCAGTAAATATTGATTTACCGACCCCCAAGGATCAACTGCTATGGCCGCTCTGCCTTCTTTCACCGTGAATAAGGAGACGATCGCGCTCGTGGCCGGCCTTATCGGTCTCGTGACCGTTGGTTGGAACGTGATCTCCTACTTCAAGACCCTCGAGCCGAAGAACAACCCTGTCGTTCAGGAAATCCTTTCCAAGAACCAGCAGCAGGATACGCGCCTCGATCGCACCGACGAGGATCGTCAGATCACCAAGGAGCTCAGCCAGAAGACCGGCCAGCTGACGGAAGCCGTGGTCCGCTTGACGACCGTCATCGAGCAGGGGAGCTCGATGCCCAAGAAGGCCTATTGGGAAATGACCCCGAAGCCCGACGGCCGTCAGGCCATCAATCTCGAGGTGCGCTGATGCTGCGCCCCGATTGGAAGAAGATCCTGACCAAGGCCCACTCGCAGCGATTTACCGCCCTGGCGATCGGCCTGTCCGGACTTGAGGTTTATTTCGCAGTCTTCGGCGCGCCCGTTTTCATTCCGCTCGGCCTCTTCGCCAGCCTGTCGGCCGTGACCTCGGCCCTGGCCTTCTACTTTCGCATGGCGGCTCAGAAGGAATTCGATGATGCCCGTAAATAGGATCACCAAATCCAGCCGCGGCGTAGCAGCCATCGCTGCCGCACTTCTTGCGGCCGCATCCCTCGGTTGGCATAGCCAGAAGGATACCAGCGAGACCGTTCTACCTCCGGCCGTCATTCTCGCCACCAATAGTCTGATCCTGCCCTGGGAAGGCATGGTCCTGCAGGCGCATTGGGATCGGTTCGCCAAGATCTACGACATCTGCGCCGGCATCACCCGTATCAACGGCAAACCGGTTACGGCAAACATGCGCTTCAGCCGCGCCGAATGCATGCAGATGACCCGCGAGCAGATCTACCGCGACTATTATCTGCCCCTCGTCAAGCAGGTGCCTGGCTTCACCAGCTTCCCGGTCGGCGTTCAGGCGGCAATGCTTTCCGGCGCCTATAACTTCGGCGTCGGCTCGGTCGCATCCCGCAAGGGCATGGCTGGATCGAGCGCAACCCGCTTCCATATGGCCGGCGACTATCGCAAAGGCTGCGAGGCTCAGACCGCGTTCAACAAGGCAGGCGGCGTCATCGTCGACGGCCTGGTCAAGCGCCGCGAAATGGGTGACGCCCAGCGCATGGGTGAAGCCGAGATCTGCGTGTCGGGGCTACCGAAATGATCAAGGCGCTTCTTGCACCCTACCTCGGCTGGATCTGTGCCGGCCTCGCCGTCGCTGCCGTTGCCGGTGGCATCTACGCCTATAGCGTCATCTACGATCGTGGCTGGGATGCCCGCGGTGTGATCGCCGAGCAGGAAAAGGAAGACATGCGCAAGGCCAACGCCGTTGCTGTCGCCTCTGCTGAAAAGGGTCTGCGCGAAGACGTCGCCGCCCTGGTTGTTAAAATTCAGGAGCTTGAAAATGAAAGTGACCGTCTCGACGCGGAAGCTGACCAGGATGCTGGCGGTTCTGATGTTGGCATCAAGCGTAGCGGCGTGCAGCGCCTTAACGCCGTCCGCTAAGGCCAAGATCGAGCTGCCGGCACTGCCGCCCGAGCTCCTTCTTTGCAAGCCCGACGGCACCTGCGAGCCCGTGTGCCCTCGGCCGGTCTTCATCCCTGACCGCGATATTACCCGTGCCGAGTCGGAAAAGCTTTGGCGCCGGGACCGCTTGAACCTGCTTGCATGCCGGACGAAGGCTCAGACGATCGCGGATTTCTACGAGAACCTTCGAAAGAATTTCGACGCGACCGCGAAGTAATCCGGTCCGTCTCTCTTCTATATATCTTATACTCTAAAAGAGAATAGAATAACTATGAAAGAAGTCGGACCGGAAACAACGTTGACGCCAGACGATGAAGCCTTCATCCGGGTGTATAACGATCCCGCTACCTATCCTTTTCTTGCTGACGTCGGCTACGAGCTGAAGCTTTCGTATCAGACAGTCCGGAATAAAGCGGCAATCATGCGCGGGCGCAAACGTGCCGGCGAAAACATTCCGGAACTGATCTCTCGTGTCGGTGTGCGCGCGCCAGGCAAGGAGAAGGTCGCCGTCGATCCGATGATCCACGCCAACGCACGCGCCTCCCTGCTGCGCGAGCAGTTGCACGAGCTGCTTTCCTCGTCGCGCTACCCGGTGATCAATCCTGACGCCCTGGTGGTCGAAGGAACGCTGGTCAATCGCTATAGTCGCGCCAGTGGAACGCCTGAGTCGACCGAGGGTGTGCCGCGCACCTGGCTGACCGATATCCTCAAGGTCGAAAGCGTCCTGGATCCTCGCGGTCGCAGGTTCATTCTGACCGGCGCCCAGAACGACTGCCCGGTGGACGGCGACTTCTGGCAGAACCTTCAGGCCTACGCCAACTTCCTCGACGCTGACATTATCGTCGGGCCTGGCACCTACGAGACGCAATGGTGGGCAGAGAATAACCCGGCTGTCCGCTCCTATGCGCCGGAGATCCAGGAATATCTGTGCTTCGGCCAGATGGAGATCGGCGACAACTTCGTCTTTGCCGGCGAAATGAACATGCTGCCGACGGCCAATCGCCCGATTGGCGACCTCGCCGGCTATTCGCGCGGTAAGTGGACGGTCTTTCCGCACGCCAAGATCCAGCTCAAATCCGTTCCGACGCTCGATCCCGCAAAGCAGGCGCACCAGGTTCTGACGACCGGCATGGTCACGCGTCCGAAGATCATCCCGCGCAAGGCCGGCATCAAGGCGCTCAGCTCGCACAAGCTCGGCGCCGTGCTCCTCGAGTTCAACCAGGCCGGCAAGCTCTTCGTTCGCCACCTGCTCGCCGATACCGATGGCTCGTTTCATGACCTCGAATTCTTCATCCGGGATGGCGTCGTCGAGATCGACGAGGATGGCGTCGACCTAGCGGTGCTGGCCGACTTCCATAACGACAAGGAAGACCGCAAGAATTACGACGCAACCTTCCGGACGTCGAACAGCCTGGTCCGCTCGATCAGGCCGAAGCGCGTCATCGTCCATGACATCTTCGACAACTACCGGCGCAATCATCACAACGTCCACGATAATGCCCACAGCTACGAGGTCGCCGTGCGCGGCCG